CCTTTCGGGGCTCTTCGTAAATAGCAAATACGAATGTATTTTACTATCTCTTCCGTCGGCTAATGTGATTCCGGGCGAACCCATAGATTGCTCTATGTGGCTACAATCCGCACCTGCACTTAAATGTGTAGGTCATCCGTGAAATTCGGATCGGTTCACCACCCTTGCCAGTAGCACCCTCCCGGGATTGCTACGAAACGGGTTGTTCCATAGGCTTCTCAGCCCTTAGGAACGGACTACTTAGCACAACCTACTATGAGGAGTACACCATGCGTTACGAAAACGTGTCATTGCTTAACAAGAGTTTAAGGGTCGTTCTCGAGCTTTTGCCCGAGAGTCCCATAACAAATGAAGGGCAATGGCGTCATATCGTCCACGAGTCGCAAGATAATTGCGAATTACGTGAGCTTTTACTTTATCTCATTTTTCATTTGAGTTATTTGTAAGAGCTGCCATGACTGTAACTACTCGAAATAGGTCCGAGCAAGTTCGCGCACTTAGCGGGAACGAGCTCACCGGGTCTGGTATTACGACCAGTAAAGCACAGATGGGCCTTGTTGGCACAAATTTGCAAAACGGTTATAATAATTCAGACTGGGATGTGCTAATTGATAGTCATCAGGATGCCACTTCTAATTATACCAGAGTTGCTTACGATAAAATAGACACCCATATAGGGCGTACTTATTATCTTGACAAACCTGGAAATTATGGAGTGTCTGATGCTTATCATACTTCTCTCTTGTTACCAACCAGCATTCCAAGCAATGCGGACGTTATATCTTGTAAGGATATCGCGCTCGCTAAGCTGAAGAAAAAGCTTGCAGAAGATACACCCCGGGAAACCGGGTTGACATTTCTTGCAGAGTTGGGTAAAACAAGAAAGCTTGTTGCTCAAGTCGCTCAGTCCACGACTAACATTCTCAGTTACCTGATAATGCTGAATCGGGGTTTCCGAAAACCATACCGTCATAGAAACGTTTATCGTCTAAATGATGGGCTGGATCGGATAATTCCTCGCGACCGTATTAGATGGCGTGATACTCCATACGGGTACCACAACCGAGATGTTCTAGCACTAGCTTCCGATGCTTGGTTAAACTGGTCATTTGGGGTTAAACCCCTAATGTACGACGTGGAAAATTCCGCAAATGCGTTGGCTGCGTACCTCCTAAGGGAGAATTACCATCAACGTTATTACGGACACCACACCGTATATTGGCACGCTGCACAACGTATCAACCGGACTTACTCCTCTGGAGGAGCACCGGGTGTATCGTGGTATAGCGATCGAAATGAGCAGCATATGGAATATCGTTGTGAATACAACGCCGGGGTCTCTGTACCTATGCGGAGTGGTAATTCTTACACGCTCAATAAAGCCTTTGGTTTTACCTTTGGCGATATTGTACCGACTCTATGGGAAATTACTCCATATAGTTGGGTGTTTGATTACTTTACTACCGTTGGTGAATTCCTCGAAGATACCTTCGTGGGAGACGCTGGCTATCCATATTACGTTTGTTTTTCTGAAAAATTCACATGCCAGTCCATTATAAGCTGGTACAATGTTATGACATCCCTTAATTGGGGTGACTCCATTGGTCAGACTTCTGGACAGGTTGTGATTTTCAAACGTACCAAGCTCGCACCGACCATTCCTCGTCGCGCGTTACGTTTTAAACGTACGACGAGATTGGCAAGAACGCCGTAAACAAAGTTCTTAACTTGGCCAGCGTGTTGCTGACTCAAGGGAAACTTAGGACCAAGTTGCGGATTTAACTCTAACCACTCTACTGTCGTGAGACAGAAGGACATATTCTTATGTCAGTTACAATTTCATCCCCGGTTACTGGGGCAAGTCAGACTGGTTTGACCAGTCCTACCTACACCTTGGTTACTGATATTGCGCCTGCTCCCAATGGGAAGCAAAGTGCCGTTTCAGCCCTCGGTGGTACCCAAACAGGTGTTGATGTTCACTCGGTTTCAAAACCTTTTACGGTTACCGTGTATCGCCCGCAGCAACTCAAAACGTTGCCTGCAGCGAATCCCGTTACCGGAGTGATCAAAAACATTCCAACGAATAACTACAAAGTTATCGTTAGGAAAGGTGTGAAGCCCGCTGCTAATCAAAATGACATGGTGGCCATGGCCACTGCTGAAATCAAGATACCAGCGGGTGCTGACACTTACGAGCCTGAGGATGTTCGGGCAATGTTGTCTTTGTTCATTGGAGCTCTTAATCAGATCTCCTCTGGACTCGGCGACACTTGCATTTCCGGCGTCCTTTAACTTGTAAGGTCCCCATTTAACTATTGTTTTTAACTTTCTGGAGTCAGTATCATGAAAAGTTTAACTTTAAGTAGCTATATTATTCAGACCCTTGATGAGGATCTGTTCAAACTAGGTATTGATTTACAATTACCTGAGTTTGTGTTAGCACGCAGGGCCGTTCATATAGCCATGTCCAAGGAAATGGACTCCGGTATCTACCGGTATAATTGGCTTTCTGAAGGTTCTTCAGCTCAGTATAAATCGAGCTGTTTGCATCGGCATCTCACTAAAGTTGTGAATGCTAGTGCATGTTTGCGTGTTTTAAGAGTAATCAACCGTAAGGTTGAAAAACTCACTTACTATTGCTACAATCATGATATTCTCCCAGACATCAATGAACTCCTTTTGGAGTCATTGTCGCTGCCAGAACTCACGTATGAGTATGTCACATGGTCCTTCGACGACGCTTTATTGCGTTGCCTAGGTATCATTGAGTATACTTTTTGCGAAGTTCACGAGATCGTGAAAAATAGTAGTGGTGGGTCACATCCTACCTGTGGGGGTTCCCATGGGTAAACCCAGGAGCCTAGTTTTTGCCGATAAGGTAAAACCAGGACTAGGAGATGAACGTTTAGATTCTCTTCGACGGCTACTTATGGAAGAGTTAAATGAGAAACTTGAAAAAGTCCCTCAACAAGCCTACGAGTACACACGTGATGCAGACTACAAAAAGTTTGCTATCACGCGTCAAATGGAACGCCTTGCTAAACGCATGCGTTATAGCGAAGATTCCAATTTGGCTGCAGCGGCGATTGACAACTTCAAAAGTGTCAACCAGCAAGCTGCTGATATTCGTATTTCTTTACCAACTGATGTACGTGATGACGCTGCTGATTTTATCCGCAGCGTCCTCTGGCGTTATTCCGCCTCAATTTCTGGGGCGAATGTTCAGTTGGATATAGATTTCAGTCACTTGTTCAGCTTATGGCGTTTTGGCCCAGGTGCTTGCACCTGGGCCTTGGACGACATGGCTGTGACCCACCCATTTGAAAAACTTATGAGTGAGTGTCCAAGTGTTACTGAGGCCTGTCTCCCCTACGCGCAATTAATGCGCAAATTTACACCTGGCATTCGCAGCTTTGATGCTGCTAAAAATGTCCAGCTAAAAATTGTTAGGGGGTCTACTCTATCCACCGTTCCTAAAAACGAAGATACCCATAGAACCATTGCAACAGAACCTCTCGAAAACATGAAACAGCAGCTTGCTGCTGGTCAGTACATCGTTGAGGCTTTGAAGCTCTTTGGTCTGGATATCAGTAATCAACAAGTAAGAAACAAATTACTTGCCCGTTTGGGTAGCATTTTCAACCATTTAGCAACGGTTGATCTTAAAAATGCGAGTGACCTGATAATCCTTGCGCTTATACGCGCTCTATGGCCTCTAACATGGTATCACTATCTTTCAGCGATTCGTTCGCCTGAAATATACATACCACAAGAGGATCAGTGGCTAAAATTGAACATGTTGTCAACTATGGGTAACGGTTTTACGTTCCCAGTGATGACACTGACTCTTTTAGCGTTGGTTTATGCAAGCATGCCAGGACGACGTAATTTTGTTGATTTTACGTCAAGTGTTGCAGTGTTTGGTGATGATATTATCTTACCATCCCAGCATTACAATACTCTTGTGACTAACTTGCAGCACTGCGGTCTTGTAGTTAATACTACAAAATCGTACACTGATGGACCTTTCCGCGAGAGTTGTGGTGGTGATTACTACGAAGGGTTAAATTGTACACCCTTTTACGTTAAATCGCTCCGCAATGATCCGGAAATTTACGTTGCCATCAATCAAGTGATTGATTATGGTGAGCGTACCGGAGTATGGCTTTCTAGAACAATTTTGTTTCTAGCAGGGCTTTTACAAAGAGGTCCTTTCTTCGTACCCGTCTGGGACGATCCAACAAGTGGAATTCGTACCAGATTGGTTCCTCGTAGGTATAGCAAATGGCAAGTCCTCCCTTTTCGAAGGAGGGTTGATTTGTCGTCCATTGATCCAGGTGTGGCCATGATGGCCGCAGTTGCTGGATATATAACGAGTGATGATCTTTCTACGATCGGCAAAACCGACGAACAAAGACAGCTCGCTATACAAAAATGGAATACCCGAGGTAGGGCTACTAGTGTCACATATACTCCACGCCCAAAAAACGTGAAGTATATTCTAGTAGAAGCAAGACGTCCGAAAGGGCGCCTTGATGGTAGCGACCCGCGTTTGCGGTTCACTGAAACGGAAAACATAATCGACGCCATTGTATCTGAC